ATTTTTTCTACTATTGGTTTTCCAAAATACTTTGTTCCATCATCACAAAAAGCCACTTCCCAATTATTATAAGACTGCCTTTTGATTGATTCTAAGGCAATCTTAATCATATTAGGTCGTTCAAAATATGCAAGTAATATTAAAACTTTCATATCTTCTTTTTTAGACATTAGAGAGAAAGCCATTCCTCATGCTTTAAAGTCCACTCAACAGTCTTCTGAATAGATTCTTCAAGGGGTATTGGTAGCTTCCAACCAGTCTCAGATATTTTTTTACCATCTAGAGCATACCTCAAGTCATGACCTGGGCGAGAGGAGTGAAAATCTTCTAGTTCATACTTCAATGGCTTACCAACTGCTTTTGCAATCATTTGAGCCATCTCTAAGTTGTCTACTTCTCTTTCACCAACAATGTGAAATTTTGCTGGGACATCAGATTCTCCATACGCTGGGAAGTGTTGCTTAAGAACGTGTAGAAGTCCATCTGCTTGATTACGAGCATGTAGATAAAAACGACTGCCAACCTCTCCTTCTGGAGATGCGTGGATCTTCATAGTTTCTCCGTTAAGAACTTTTTTAATTACCATTGGCATAAACTTTTCTGTGTCTTGAGTTTCTCCAATAATATTCATAGTGTTAGTAATTGCAAGAGGAACTCCATAGGTTCTCCAGTATGAAAACGCAATGCTTTCTTGTGCAGCTTTTGAAGCAGAGTAAGGGTTGCTTGGGAACATTTGATCTACCCATTCTTTATGAGCGTGACCCTTTGGTGCTGGACCATAAACTTCATCTGTTGATATGTGTAAAAACTTTTCTGGCTTTGCAATTCTTGCCCAGTCAAGCATGTTACATATTAGTGCTACATTGTTTAAAATAAATGGACCTGGATCTTCAATACTTCTGTCAACATGGCTTTCACTAGCAACATTAATAACATAATCAATTTTTCCAAATGCGTGTGCAGTAACTGGAGAAATAGGTGCAGTTAAGTCTGTCTTGATAACCTTAATGCGATTGTAAGCATCTGGCAAATCATCACAGGCAACATTAATTCTATCTGTCAAACCTTTGTGGGTAAATGTAGTTGGACAAACTACAAACCAGTCTGTGTTAACCAAAATGTGTCTAAGCACATGGCTGCCAACAAATCCACTAGCACCTGTTAAGAGAACTCTTTTACTCATTACTTTCCTTTTCTGTTAAATTAAATTGAAATTTATAAGATACTCTTTGATATCTTCTGTCATCTCAGGTTTAGATTGTACCATTTTACTATCATCCTTGTCAACTTTTGGACGAGACTTATATGTATGAATTTCTACTTCCTGAATTTTTTCTCTTCTTGTGTGGCTAATTGCATTATATACAGACCCACACATAGCATCTGCAAGGTCCTTAGACTTCTTTCTAGGGTGGTCAACTCTATTATTATTCATAATTCTAAGTTCCTGCATTTCCTCAAGTAATAAATCTATTAGAGGCAGAACTATTCTTTCTTCATAAATAAGCATAGATAAATCTTCATAGTGTTTTTTAGCTACCGATAAAGTTTCTGTCTTTATTCCTACACTACTTAGGTCTCTTTGAATATCAAAAGAGTTCCATCGGTCAAAAGTTACTAAACCTAAATTGAAACCAAGCCTTCTTAAATTAATAATCCAATTCTTTACTTCTGATAAGTCTACTGGACCTTCTTTTTTAGGCTCCCAATAAACAATTGCATCAACTACAACAAAGGGAACAATTTGCTGGTAATCATTAAACGATTGTAGACTTACCCACTTATCAATATGAGCAATAGACACAGCACACTTATCGTGCTTTTGTGCCAAGTCAGCGTGGACATAATATGTTACTTCAGGATCTGGTTGGAATGATTCTTCTATTCTTTTACCAACATCAATAGGGTTATGCTTTTTAAATGCTATTCCGAGCTTTTCTCTATTTTTAAAGAAAGCATCAGAGGATGTAGTTGGCATACAGGCAAAACGCATTAGTGCATCTGGCATATCTGTAAAGAAAGCTAATTTAAAATCTTCAATCTTTCTTGTAGGATTAATCTCCCAAGTTGGTCTTTTAAGTGCAAAGACTCCAGGAAGTTTGTAGGAATTAATATGATCTTCGTCCCACTCCACAGTAAACTTATTTTGTGGATCATCTTCTGATAGTGCTGGGTTTAAAATAAACTCGTGCGATCTTACAATAGTTTCTTTTTCTGCAATAACATCTTCATACCTTGTTGAAATAAAGTCACCTTTAAAACGAGGGAATGAAAGAAGAACTACCTTGCCAAAGTCTGGGAAGCGAGAGTCAACAGATCCACGGAATGCTTTATAAATATTGTCAGCAGTTTTAGCGTGATCATTTCCACTTGCAGACTCCATTGCAAATCCAGAAATCTCGTCAAGAATTGCAAGCATTAAGTTTAGACCTTCAGCAGACTCCCTTTCTGAGTGACCAGAATATACGGTAATGGCTTTATCAAATTCAATGCTATCAATCTTTGGTGGAGAAAACTTTCCTGCAAACCAGGGAGACCCCTCTATCTTACTTCTAAATCCTTTAAAGAAAACATTTTTTGCTTGTTGAGCATTGATAGCAACATTCATAATATCAATAGCATCATTGGATGGCTTACCAAAGTATCTTGAAGGGTCTTTTAAGCACAATAGCTTGTAAACTAAGTAAGAACATCCAACAGTAGAGGTGTAGTCTTTTCCGCTACCCTTTCCAAGTTGCATAATGATTTCACTTTTAGTATATTTTTTATAATGCTCCTTGCCAGCTTCTTCACCCATATACCTAATAATATCTTTTTCTTGATAAATTTGACTCATACATTCAACAAGAGTATATTGATACTCCGATAAATGTGGTTGATTTAAATATTTTTCACCTGTAACAAATGTTACAACGTCAACTGGGGTTTCTGAAAATGGCGACTCATCAAGAGCCTCCATAAAATCACTAATATCAATTGTCAATTATAACTACCCCACCCTCATTAACTTGAGAAAGTTTTGTTAAAACTTTTGGTCTACAAGATTCACAGGACGAAGTTACTTCTTTAAGAATGTTTATAAGTATTTCTTGCTTTCTTTCTGTTTCTAAAAGTTCGTCAGCAAGTTCTTGATTATCAAGCAGACCTGCTTTTTGCAACATCTCAAGTCTTTTACTTTCAATATCAGCAATAAGTTTAATAGATGTAGTTTTTGCGGTTAAGTTTGCAGTAGTGTCTGCAGAGTCAATAACTTCATATGCTTTTTTAATTAAAGATGAAAAATGTTGATCTGCACCAGCAAGTGCTTCTTTTGCACGAGCGTGAATTGCCTGATTATTGGCAGCCATCACTCTCCAGTCAGTAAGAAGTTCAGTAACCCTTGCTCTTGGAATGTCAAGTATTTTTGAAATCTCTGAAGCATCAGATCCTTTTAGGTACTCTGAAGCAACCTTATTAACAAGGTCTAAATGATTAACTAACGCTGTTTCGTTTGACACGCTTACCTCTCTTCTTTACTGCCTTTACTCTGTCAGGATAAAAAGACCTTGTTGGTCCAGATATGTCTTTAAACATTTGAAAGCAGTCTATCCATTCTACACCATTTACAGGATTTTTTACAAGACTTTTGAACTTAAAGGTAGCACCATATTCTCCAGTAATCTTTATAAGATCTCCTTCACTTACTTCATGACCGCTTTCAGTTACCATCAAAGATTTTCTTTCAAACTTGTCATTGAATATAGTTTTCTTTTTAGCCACGCTTTTTAGCCTTCTTTAGCAATAGATACCCAATTAAATCATCTTCATCATTGTCACCTGCGTACAACTTTTTATTCTTAATTCTATTTAACTTATCATCAATACGAACATTTAACTGTTCCATATCATCTGCATTACTAAAGATGCGAATAGGATTAAGAGCGGAGTTTCCATATGCCACATTTTTTTCTAATAACATTTCTGTAATATCTAAACAGGCAGCAAGAATACTATATCCAGCTGGGGCAGTCTTAGAAAGTTCAAAAATCTTTTTAATCTTTTCTTCATTCTTATTTAAATAGAATGCTTGTGACGGGTATTCAGCCATTATTTTCTCCTACTTTTTCTTAATCCAAATTTTCCAAGGTACACATAGATGGTTTCAACAGAGACACCACATTCTTTTGCAATCTCTTCTGGTGTTTTTTTATCCATTAAAAATCTTTTTCTTAACCAATTTTCATTAGTGTACATTTTCATAGTATCATTATATCCTTTATAAGTCAAGCTTAGTTATTTTATTCCAGTTGTTTGTTGCATACCATCCGATAGCAATTGCATCTGCAACATCATTGTCACTTACATCAGTCATAAATTCTATATTGACAAGTCTAATAGTTCTATTCTTTCTAAACTCTCTTTCCTTGCCCTTGTACCACGAGTCTGACTTTCCTGGGGTTTCTTTTCTTAAGGCAGCCTTTTCTTCTTTTGTTAGAACCTTGTTGCCAATCCAGTTCTGCCAGGCAACTGGTACACAGGGGTAGATATCTTTTACACCATTAATATATGCTGCACTAACAATTGCACCTTGTGCAAGTGCTAACTGCATAGATGTTTTTGGAGAGTTTGCAAAAATAGTATTTTCAATTACAACCACATCAAAATTAAAATCTTTAAATAATGGGGTAAGTTTTTTACAAGCGTCTCCAGCTTTTTTGTAATGATCATTTCCAGTAAAGTTAATTTTTCCAAATTTTACCAACTCATCATTTTCAAATATTGCAAAGGCAGCAGAAGTAGAAGAAGCATCTATAGAGATAAATCTTTTTGGCTTTCCAATATCTTTCCAACTAGTTTTGCTCATAATCAAAAAATCCTTTTATATCTTTTAAAGTCTGATCAAGTTTTCTTTTACTCATCATACAACTATTACAAAATCCAATATCATTATAAATACTAATTTCTATACCACACCCACCAGCACATTTTCTTGACTTAGTAGCACGAGTTTTAACCTTTGAAATTTTATACCTTTTCATAATCTTTTCCTTTGTAGCAGTAGACCTGCACTCAGGAGAGCAATATATTTGATTTTTATTATTGCTTTTAAATTGATTATCACATAGTTTACAAAATTTACTCAAGGTCTTTCCTTGGTGCTATTTTAATATCACCCTTTGGCTTAGTGCGACATACTGTTTCAAAGTCACAACCTTTACAAACTTTTGAGTTTGAACGGTAAGGGTTTTCAGGTAGAAGCCCATCGTCAGATGCTTTCTTTACTTCTCTCATCCAATCAAAAAAGTAATTAATAAAATTCTTATAATGATCAGTTAGCTTGATAGGGAACAAAGATAGTTCGTGACTATTTTTTGATTCGTAAATAAGGAATGCAAAACTTTTCTTAAGAATTTTCATATAGATAAGAAGTTGTTCAACGTGATACTTTCTTGCTTCACCCTTTACATTTAAATAATGAAAAGAATCTTCATTAAGTGTTTTAATTTCAGTAAGAATGTCCATATCATTCCAATTAATAATTGCATCAGTTCTACCTGAAATTGGAGGATCTTCATAAGACAAACGCTCTTCATTGGTTACAAGAATGCCAGCAGACTCCATAGCCTTTTCGATACGACCATGACGATCAGTACCACTGTCCATATTTGCAACAGAGTACCAATCGGTTTTTACATCTGATTCATTTCCTTCAAACCATAGATACCAAAATCTAGGACACTTACCTGCACCATAGGTTAGTGTTGATGGAGTAAAACTATCTCTTTTCTTAAAGGATGATTTTCTTTGTAAAGCATATCCTTCTTTAATCTTGTCAACAATTGCCTGACTATCAATTAAATTTTCTTCACTCTTTTTTGGTTTTTCAACCAACTTACTAATAAGGCTTTTAGCCATTGTTAATCCTAACTGCATATTTTAATGCATCCACTAGTCTATCCGTTGCTTCTTTAGCTGAATAGTATATATTTTTCTTTGCTCGTTCATCTTTCTTAACATTAGTATACCAGGAAGCGAGCATTGCAAATTTAGCAGAGTATGCTTGTAGTTTTACAATTAGTTCAACACCGACTGATGCTGGAACATCTGGCTTAGAAATTAACTTAGCAATTAACACTAAGGTTTGTGTTAGTTCTTCATCTTGCATGTGTTCCGATATTTCATTAAATCCATTTACCTGGTTTAATAAATCAACTGTTGTTTCCATTATTCCTCAATTCTTCAAAGACTTCCCATTCAATAACAGCAAGTCTAACTTTTTTGTTTCCCTCACCAATAACAAGCATAAGGGCTGGGTTCTTAGATCTATCAACCTTAAGAGTGTCTGTAACAATTTTAGCCCAGTTATCCTGACTAATAGAAAAACTTTTACTGTACTCTTTTACGTCAACAACAAATTCATCATCGCTGCCATCAGCTTTTACAGCACCTCTTCCAGAATTTTTATGAGCCTTAAGACCAGCTCTTTTAAGTTCTGCACGTTCGCTCATTAAGCCCCCCTTGTAAAAATAACTTCAGACATGTGCCTATTTGAACAAAGCCATGTTAGCTTCTTGTACTCCCTATAAAATCTTGCAATCAAGGCTGTTTCTTTACAGGTATGACAGAAAAACTTTCCTCTATACTCAGAGAAATCTCTAGCCATTTACTTTGTCCTCTAAGTCTTTTACTCTTTTAGGATCTTCTTTTAGCCAATCAATAACCTTTGCTCTACCCTGGAATCTTTCTTCCCCAATAGTATACCAAGCACCACCCTTTTGAATTGCACCAACAAGCTCTG